GGATGGAAGTAGCAATTAGGTAAAAGCCTTCTAACGGCTTGTATCCCATCGTCGATAGACATTCTTGGGCAGACGGTGATATTGAGTCCAAGGTCTTGTAAGACTTCTTTTCTACTCTTTCCTGTGCCGAGTTCTCGTACCTCAACGTCGTGGGGCAAGATGTGTTCAGCCTTTGTGTAATCATTTTGCTTTATCCAATTGACGTACCAATCTAATCCTTGGCCATGATTCTCGACGAAGTCAATAAGCCGCCTCTCTTGGCCTGCGACCTGGCAAACCCATATAGCTGTGCTATCCCCAACTCCCAAGTCCCAAGCCGTGTACGTCTTGCAGAGGTTGTCTGTCGCGAACTCCGTAAAGCGTTCAGGTGCAAGCGTATTAAGTATCGCGCCGTAATACGCACCCTCAACCGCAGCATTAAAGGAACACTCAAATTCAGTTGCGAACTTGTCGTCGCCCATCTCTTTCTTGGCAGCTTCAAGTTCCTCTGGACTGATAATACCTGTCTGCGAAGCCTTAAATTCAAGTAAACACCACCCTTCCTCTTTCTCTGCCCTGTCGCGCAAGTCCTTAAAGTGGTTTGCGCCCTTCGGTGTCCCGATGAACAACGCCCAGCCTAGTCTATCCGTTAGCGCAGGTCTTAGCACCTCGTTCCAGACCTTCGGGTTCATGTCCCCTACCTCGTCTAAAACCACCCCGTCTAAGTATATTCCTCGCAGGGAATCTGGGTTGTCCGCACCGTAGAGGCTTATTCGCCTTCCGTAGAAGTCTACCCTGAGTTCGCTGATGTTAGCCGTTGGGGTCAGGGGCTCCGTAAACTTTAGCAGGTAGTCAAACGCCACCCTCTTTGCCTGAGAGTAGGTTGGGGCAACGTAGGCGTACCGTGGGCTTTCCTTGCCGCAGAGCATAGCTGCGCGGATAAGGTGGTTTATGGCAGCAACAGTCTTGCCGAACCTACGATGGCATACAGCCACCGCGAACCTATTAGCCTCCAGCGCATCGTGAACCAGAAGCTGTTGTGGTCTCGGCGCATAAGGGATTGTTACTTCTGCCATGAAATCTTCAACTCTAGCGGAGTGTCCTTGTCACCCACTACCTCTGTCCTAGCAAGTTTGGGGATGTGGTACTCGGCTAACTTCTGCATGATGTCCAATGCCTTGTCGGGCTGGGGCTTCACGCCTAGCTCTGAGTCGCCGTAAGCCACTAGCTGAAGCCACTCGTCCATCTTCTCGGAGTTACGGTCTAGCAGGTTGGCTATCGCCTCCCTTACGATACTTGTGGACTTGTTAGGCACTCCCGCAGGTCTTCCCTTTCCAGCATTGGGTGGGAGTCTGCGTTCTGTAACTTCTTCTACTTTACTGATTTCCATGTCCGAATCCTTAATGGTTGTTCGGGATAACTGTTGCTATTATACAACTATTCTTCTTCGTTTCCTAATAATCCCGCAAACGGAGTAATTGCTGCGCCGCGCAAAATATTTGGATTTTGTGGGTCAAATGTACCTATATTCCCAGTTGCCGACTTGATTTGATTTGGTTCAAAAACAATGTAGTGAGTCGTGTCTTTAACACCCTGCATACCAGATGACCGAACCCCCATCCCAATTTCTCTTGCCCCAAAATATTTTTCTGCGTTCATTTTTATGCCGTCAAAACCCATATCTCTAAATACGTCAGCTATAAACTGACCTGGCCCAGCAAATTCGCCATCAGGTGTGTAAACATCATAAATATTATTTCTAATAATTTTGTCTACTTCTCCGGCTGAGATTTGTTCGTAATCAACCATTTTTTCTGAAATTTTTGCCCAAACGTCTTGGATTTCAGATTCTCTTAAATCGTAATTACGTCCAACATTTTGTAGAGAGTTATATAGTTCAATACCATTTCCTGTCTCGCTTATTAAATCGCCAGCGTCATCAAATTCGGTATCAATACTAAAAACAGTTTCATCCTTTGTTCCAATTTTTACTGGGTTTTCTAATTTTGCATAAACTGGCATTACTGCGCCACCATGAGTTGTTAATTCTTTTGTTGCCATTGCCTCAATCAACTCAGGAGATGCACCGCTTTTTTCAATTTTTGCAACATCAATGAGCGAATTTTCAACCCCGAGACTCCTAGCAAATTCCGCTATTTCGTCTGCACTCATGTCTGCTAAATCATCCGCAAGTCTTTCTGTTCTTTGAGAAATTCTTATCTGCAAATCAGGCCCAATCCCAGCGTAATTTGCATTTGCGTCTTCTACGCTGTCTGTTAAATAAAACCCTTTGCCGTAATGATTTTCTGGATTTGCCCTGTCTAAAGAAAATGTATCAAAATCGTGGGTTGTTGCGTGATACAAGGTAATTGGCTTCCCAGACTCTTTTTTTGCCTCGCTTTTAGAAAACCAATTTTTAAATTCTTGGGTATCTGTTTGCAATAAACTTGGAGCCTTGGGTGCTACTGCTTGCATAAACGGCATGGAGGTCTCTTGTAAGACTTGTGGAGCCGTTGCCTCTGGGTTGCCTGTAATCTGCCTTACCAGAGCGTCTGCCGCCCTGTTAGCCTGTTCTGTTGTGATTTCTCCTGCCCTGCCCACAGCCCTTGCACCGGCCATAGGGTTTATAAGCCCAGCCATCACCCTGCCAAGTGTCTCTGGCGCGGAACCCGTGGGCTGTTGCGACAGACCTAGCTTTGTTGCTACGTCTATAAGCTGTGCGCTACCGCCAAACGGCCTGTCTGTGGAAAGGTAGTTTTGGTCTGTGCCACGGATTTGGTTTACAAGGTAGTCAATCCCCTGCAACGGATAGTTTCCGATGTCGGCCGCCATCCCAGCCAAGTCCATCGGGAAGTAGGAAACGCCGCGACCAAAGTCACGAAGGTTGCGCCCTACTCCTGCTAGAACCTGGCCGAAGTCCTGAGTGTCCTCGGGGAGGGTGGGATAGAACATCCCATCATACGGGTATGCCACTTACAGTCCTAGTTTTGCAAGAACACGCTTGGCGAGTAATTTTATGTCTGACCACAAGGCTTGTAACTTTTCCATGTCAATCCTTCCGAAGTATGACTTGCAGGGCATCTACCGCACGAGGGGTTCTTAGGATGGTTTCCGTGGGAACCTTTTGCTCCCGCATCTCGTGCCCCAAGTCTGAGAGTTCAAAGCCCATTTGAGTGCAGGTAAATTTTTCCGACTCGGGCCATCCCAAGTACCATGCCCAATCTGTATAATACAAAAATGAGTTTTGGTTAAACGCCCGAACGTGTGTCGGGTCTTGCCACGCGCCTAGACTTAGGTCGTAAGGCACATGGATGTGCATCTGGCCGCCGCGCTTCAAGAGGTCTCGGCAGTTAGTCATAGCGGCCACTAGGTCAGGGATGTGTTCCAAGACATCGTTGGCGATTATCTCGGTAAACATCCCCTTCTCTACCGCGAACCGTCCCAAGCGGGTGTCTATAACCTCGCCCCACGGGACTTTTGTAATATCTAGCACCCAGTCGGCATTTTTATCTGGCCGAATATCGGCATTGATAAAATCCTTCCGCCAATCTTTTCCTGATCCGAGATTAAGTCTTACGGTAGACAACTATGAAATCCCCCCAATGGTTGTCTAAAAGTCTTGTGTATTCAAGCGTGCAATTATAACCGTTCAGCTTTGCCCACTTTAGCAGGGCCTTGGCAGAGTCTGGGTAGAACCTCCAACAATCCTGTGGAAAAGCGTGGTACTCGCCTCTAGACGGGGCGTTTATGTAGAACAACCCACCAGGCTTTAGAATCCTCACGCCCTCTAGGAAGGTTAGCCAGAACATCTCGGCGTGTTCGAAGCAGCTACTTGTTACCACAATGTCCGTACTGCCGTCAGGCAGGGGGAACTTGTACTCGTCCTCTAAGACTATGTCAACGCCCTTTGCGGGGGAGTAGTCTAGACCTATATAAGAATAGTGCTTGGGGCACACGTCCTTTATCGAACCGTTGACGACCTGAGACCCTATCTCCACCACAGAGGCGGCTTCTAGGGGGTACTTGTCGTAGAACTCAGACGCGCTTTGTAGTGCGCTTGCGTGCATTATTTGGGCTTGTAGCGGGTTTTGAGTCTTGTACCGAGGGCTTTGAGTTCTTGGAGGTCTTCGCGGTTTTGCGGGACTTTGGCTGCCCAGCGTTTGAATTGGAGCGCGGCTGGCGTAGCCTCTCCGTTCTTGTCTTTGAGAGGGTGTCTAGCAGTAAGGGCTTGGGCGGCTTTTCGGTAGATGAACTTGGCGCGGTCGTACTTGTCGCCTGTTGAGGCTCCTTTGAGCGACCTAACAGGTGCGCGAACATCTCCACCAGACCGATTATGTTCGGCCATCTTTTTCGTAGTTGCTCTGTCATAGGCTTCGAACCGCTTGGCAGCGTCCCTTATCTTCATTTCTTGGCTTGCGCCCCGCGCATATTAGCCAGGAGGCTAGGGTACTTTGTCCCCGTTGACTTAGCAAACCGCTTGGCGGCCGCCTTCTGGTTGGGGCTAAGTGCCTTGGGTTTGCCCAGAGCCTTGGGTCTAGCCTTCTCGTAGACTTCTTTCTTCATTTCTTCACCTTAGATGGGAGCTTCTTGAGGCTAGATTGCCCTTCCTTGACCATCTTTTTGGCGACCTTCTGGGGGACACCCGTAGCCTTGGCGACCTTTGGGGACGCGGCTGCGGCGAACATTAGTTTGGCTTGCTGCTTGGAACGAAAGGGCATTTTAATTTCCTGTTTGGCAGTTAAAGAGGTCTTTAATCCGATTCTTCTTCGGATTCTTCTTCCATGCTTTCCCAAGCGTCGCAGACATTGTCCGCGCTGCACTTGAACTCGTAGACATCGCAGAACACCTCGTTCTTGCCCAGCCCACAGCCCTTCAACTTCATCCCGTACTCGCAGTTCCCGCACTTGGACTCGCCCTCGCTGGGGCCGTATTTGGCGGTCAGGATGGCTTTTTGCTTGTTGCCACGGTTGACTATCTCGTCTTGGGTGGCAAGCGGACAGGAGCCTTCCTCGTCGAGGAGGCCGCCTTCCATCTCCTTGGACTCCCTTGGTTTCCCAAGTAGCCCAATCATTATGGTTGGCCCTTTCATTTCTTGGGGGCGTACTTACCCGGCTTGGCGGGCTTCATTGGCTTCTTCATGGGCTTCATTGGTTTTTTGCCGTACATGGTATTTCTCCGTAAAAGAAAACCCCCCCGACTTTTGGCCGAGGGGGTTTGAGGGCTTGAAGGAGCAATGCTGAGGAGGAGGCGCACTACTCCACCGATGATTCTACTCCTTTTTGTTGAGTTTTTGCAACATATCCCCAGATATTTTTTCTGCCAAATTCTGCGGTTAGTTGTTGCCTATCTAGCCTACCCGACTTCATCAGGCTTGCGAGGGAACCAGAGATTATTCCTGGCGACATCCCCAAGTCGTTTTTCAGGGTGTTCAGGGTTACGGGTTCCGTTGCCGCGCTGATGGCTTCTAGGATTCTAGTTGTGTTTTTCATCTTCTTTCCTTTTATTACAATCGTATCCAACACGGTTACGACCATCTTTCTTGCTTGTGACATAGCCTACGATTCCGAGGGCGAAGGCTGCGTAGAGAACCAACGCTTCTGTTGACAGTCCATGCACTTCCATTGCTTGTTCCCCTTCCTGATTATATAACTTCCGTTTTCCTTGTTCCTTTCCCGCTGGCAGGAAAAACAGAACTTAGTCTTCAAGACCCCGTCCATCTTTAGGTTCATCTCGACGAACCCTATAAAAGGTTCGCGCACCGACTCTGACTTCTTCAACTTTTCCCTCCAGCAATAATGAGACGCAGACGTTGTACGCCTTGCTCTTGCTGACAGAAAACCTCTCTGCCAGGTGGGTTGGGTGAACTGGCTTCTTGCTTGCCAGAATGTAATCTTCGATTTTCATCTTCTACCATCTTTCTATATCTTTTCATGGACTCTCTCAGGTCGGTTCTGTCGGCTGGAATGTAAGTGAACCTACTCACTTTTACCCTCTATCCCGTTTACCCACTTGTAGATTTCGTGTGCCGAGTTCTCAAT